CGTCAAAATCTTCGTAGACGGCCATGCCAATCGTCAGCTTCTTGGGCTTAATTGCAACGGGCTTCGGAGGCGCATCAGGCAAATAGTCGTAGAAGTTGTAGCGCAGGGCGGGCGACAACTGGATGACGCCGGTAGAGACTTTGCCTTCGGCGATGTGCTGCTGCACTATTCTGGACGCGGTGTCAGAAACGTTTGTATCTGCGGCCCCCATACCGCTGCCGTGGTACGAGCCAGACTCCTGCCAGACGTACACGTAAAACAACTTGTCCTTAGGGATTAGTTGCGAAAAGTCACCGCATTCGCTGCGAAGAGCATTGAAAAGCTCCACGTCTATGGAGCAAACATCCGCCTCTTTGTACCCACCGATACGGTCAAAAAGCTCCCGCGTAAACATAAGCTGCCCATGAAAGAGGTTTTTTGTAACCTCAATCTGGCGCGGACCTTTTTCCCACAGGGCATTATGCGAATGGAAAACACCATCCTTCATGTGCGCTTGGCTGTAGCTGAGGCGGTGCTTAAGGAAGATGTCGTCATCTTCCCAGACCGCGATCAGCGGGTACTTGCACAGCTTGACGTTCTCGTTGAACTTCTTGCCCAACGGAGTAATGCGCTCTTTGACGTTGATGATGCGCACTTCGGGATGGTCGAAGACAAGCTCTTGTTCAGCGAAGTCGTTCAGGATTACAAGTTCTTTTGGCCCCTTGTAGTCCTGCTCAAGAAAGCACTGGATGGCGTTCTCGACCAAATGCTTCGGTCGGCCATACGTGCTGCAAAAACAAGAAATGCCCGGCAACGACTCATCCACGTTTACTTACCTCCACGCATCGCACGGTTCATCACTTCAGCCGCACGCAGCTTCAAGTCTTCTTGCTTGAGCATGATGTCGGCATCAACCTTCTTGGCCTTGATCTCGGCCTCCTTAGCCTTGATCTGCAACTCGGCCTGCTGCATTTGGACCAGCGGATCTTGTGCTTGCTGTTGAGCCTGTTGCTGCTGTGCCATCGCTTGAGCCTGCTGATTCAACTGCACTGCGGCCTGTGCAATCAGGCGAGACAACTGCACTTCCACGTCCTCAGGCAGAGGCTTGTCCGGCGCAGGCAGGGGCACGCCAAGCTGCTCTTCGATCTGCTTGCGGTACTGGAAGCCCATGTGCTCGGCGATGTGTGCCATGACTGCGGCTTGCATCTGCTGAGCCATCGGTGACTGACCCATCATCTGCGCCATCTGCGGGTTTTGGACGAACATCATGTGCGTGGCGATGTGGGCGTCGTGATCCTGATAGATGAACGCTTTGGTTGGCTCGCCCTTGAGGAACGCCATGTTCTCAGACACGGGATCCTTCGGAGTCATGTCGTCATCCACCGGCACGAGCTTGTCGGCGTTCTTGATGCCCAAGACTTCAAGCATCTGACGGTGCAACTGCGGCAGGTCATAGATCTGCGGAGCGCCTTGAGCCAACTGAATCGCAGCCTGATACTGCATGATCCGCTGAGCCATCGTGCTGCTGTTGGGATCCGACACGGGGATGACCTCCACCATGTCGTAGTCTTCCTGCTTAGCCTTGCGCGAACCTTCAGCCGGGTCGTAGTCGTACTCGCTCGGGGTGTAGTCCCGGATGATGGCCTTCAGGAGCTTGAACTCCTGCTTCATGGCGAAGTGCACGCGAGCCTGCACCGCGCTCATCAGCTTCAACTGGCGCTCCAAGAGAGCCAGCGTCGTGCCTACAGGTGCTTGCGCAGACATATCCGAGACTTTCATCTCGGAGATTGAGCCCAATCTGCGACCTTCTTCCGTGATCTGATTAAGCAGAGCAAGCAGAGTCTGGCTCGGCTCCTTGTACGGCAACGCCATGATGTTGTCACGCACGCTGCCCGAGGGCACGTCTACATCACGGAACTCGCCAGGAGCGATGGGGGTGTCATCCCCCTTGATGCGCAGGCCACGGGTCTTCAGACCCCCAGGCAGGTTGCTGAGTGTTCCGGCATCAACAAGCTGTCGAATAAGCGAAGTGCCTGCTCGGGCGTAACCTCCAATGAGGTGGATGAGCCCAAGGCCGTAAGCCCCGAAGCCAGGGATGTATGTGTACTGGACGAAGTGCTGTCGCTTGAGTCGCTTGGGATCGTCGTCGTTCCAGTTACGGCGGATGGCGAGGACATGGTTGGTACCCTTCTCGATAGTGATCACATACGGCAGTGCGATCTCGTCCTCGTCCTTGAGCGGATCGCTCTCGATATACCGATCAACGTGGATCTCGCACACTTGGTAGCGGTCGTCGTCGGTAAGGTTGTACCCTTGCTCCTCGGCTTTCTTCTTCTCCACGTCGTTGTGGATGTTGATCGGATCGCCCAGGTCGATGTCGCGGTAGAACCCTTCGACCTGCAACTTGCGCATGTCGTTCTTGGTCTTACGCATGGTGTGCGTAACGCGCTCGGCACTGATGATGCTCGACGACCCATACGGCATGATGATGTCTTCAGCCGGGATGAACACCGCGATCTGACGGCCAAGGCTCGGGTCGTAGTAGACCTTCTTGAACGCAGCACCGGCCAAGCCCAGCGAGTACAGCATGCGCTCGTGCTCCGGGCGATACTCAGGCATCACCTCGGTAAGCTGATAGTTCATGTCGTCACGGACACGCTCAGCAGCTTCTTCCTTCAGGCGGTCGATAGCACCAACGATCTCGGTCTTGACGGGCCCCATAGCAGGGAACGTCTCGATGATGGTGTCAGACTGGAAGCGCACAGCCGCTTCGGTCAGGATGGTGGAGTACACGCCACACGCGCCGTTCCACGGCTCGGTGCGCTCCTCATACTTCATGCCCAGGACTTCCAGCCCCTTGACGAACATCTCGACCCAGTCTTTGCGACTGGCAACGTCACCGTCTACATCGCCCATCAGGTCGGAGGCAAGTGACTGCAACTCACCCTCGTCCATGAACTCGGCTAGGTTAGCGTCGAAGTCGTCGGCCCCTTCAGCCTCGCTGCCGGGCTCAAGATCAATCTCTACCCCGTCCATAGAGATGCTCATACTCTCGGGGTTCTCGACCTCGATTTCAATTGCTGGCATGTCTGCGCCTGCCATCTCCATCAGATCAACTGGCAGTTCCGCCAGACCGGGGACCATAGAATTCGTGGCCATAACCTAACCCTTAATAGAACCCGCCACTGCGGCGGCGGAAAAACTTAGGCTCCTCGCGCTCATCGGACGGCAAACGAAGGAACCCCCCTTGTCTGAATCGCATCAGGGCCAGTGTGGTGGCGTCAACCAAGTCGTCGTTATCACCCGCCGGGAAAGCTGCGATTTCATCAACCAACTCTTCGGCCCAGCGTGTGCGTGGTACCCACACCTTGCCTGAGGCAATTATGTCGCTGACGGAGTTCAAACGGGCGATCTTGTCTTGACCTTTTGACGGCGTGTATTCCTGCACGGGTATACCCATAGCCCGCAGTTCGTAGATCAGCGGAGCACCGGTGGCCTTCTTTTCGATCAACAGACCGTCCGGCTCCCACTCGTTGTATTCACGCAGTACGTCACGCTTCAAGTCCACCCACTCCACACGCTTCTTATAGGTGTTGAGCAAGATGATGTTGGGCTGGTCGTGGTCTTCGGGGTTCTTGAACACACCCCACGTCGTGCCTGCGGAGTAGTCCGCACGCTGGTGTTTCTCAAACGCCGTGTCCCAGGTCTGGAGGATGTACTCGCACTGCGGTGGATCCTCTTTCTCCCACCACTTCCACCAGTCGCGCTTGACGATGGCGGCTTCGTTACCTACCGGGTTCTGCTGGTACTGTGCCTGCCACTTGGCGTTAGGCAGTTCTTCTTGAAGTGCGGAGAGTTCTTCCAGTGACCAGAACTCCGGCCACAGCGGGTTGCCCGAGGGCATGATGGCCGGGAACTCGATGACCTCCCACTCCTCGCCACCGCGCTGTGCACTAGCTTTAATCACCTGCCCGGTGAGGTCTCTTTGAGCCCAACGGGTCATCACGATGACAATAGCTCCCCCCGGCTGGAGACGCTGCCGTGGGCCAGAGGTGTACCACTCGTACACCTTATCGTATATCTCAGGTGACGTGGCTGCAAGTGCAGCCTCTTGTTCAGAGTGCGGGTCGTCAATAATGAGCAGGTCGGCACCCTTACCGGTCACTGCACCGCCCACACCGATAGCGAAATAGTCACCACCCTTGGATGTATTCCACCGTCCGGCTGCTTTACTGTCGGCTTGGAGAGACAGGTTGGGAAAGATGCTGTGGTAAATGTCGGAATCCACCAAATTTCGCACTTTTCGACCGAAGCCTACCGCCAATTCAGCGGTGTGCGAGGTCTGGATCACCTTCTTGTGCGGATACTTCCCCAGAAACCACGCAGGGAGCAAGTAAGAAGCGAACTCTGACTTGGTATGCCGGGGCGGCATGTTGATGATCAGCCGTTTTAGCTCCCCACGAGCCACTCGCTCGAAAGCGTTGGCCATGATCTTGTGGTGCCGACCGGAAATAAAGGTAGGCCACACCGTTTCCACAAACTTGATGAACTTTTCCTGAGAAAGCTCCTGTTTTTTGAGCTTTTCCAGGCGCACCAACTGCGCTTCAAGCACGCGCAGGTCTGTATCCGACAGCTTGTCGATGATTTTGGGCAGGTCTTTCAGCGAGACTGCGTCAAGAGCCCCCATTTGACCCTTCCTCATCCACTATTTTCGTCTCCGCAGGGGGCGATTCCTCTTCCAATTCACTGATCAGAGGCTCCACATCGACCACATCCGTATTGAGCAGGCGCTTGATGCGCTCCTTGATGCTGTTTTCGAGGTCTTCGGAGTTCTTGTGATGGACGGTAATCTCGCTGCGCTCAGTAAACAGGCCAATATCGCTGTGTTTGCCGAGCAGTTCCAGGGCTTTTAGCTCCAACTTGGGGTCGCCGCAGTCCGAAATCTGGAGCAGCTTGTTGGTGATGTAGTTGCGGGCTTGCTGAGCATCCGCAAACGCCTGGAAATCAAAACGATTTACCAACTCGGAGACTGCACGGGCCTCTGACGGGTTGGTGATATGGCGGGGAGTGACCGGCTTATCGACCCCACTGATGAGGTTTGCGGCTGTGTGCAGGTCTTGGTCGGAGTAATCAATGCTTCCGCCAAGCTCTTCGATCATGTTTGCAGTGTTAGCTGCAATAGAAATGCTGTCTCGATGGGTTTCGGGCACCTCATCGGACAGATCAAAGGGCACCGGATGGTCCCCCGTCGGGTTCAGTTCAATCATCGGGAATTAGCACCAACGAATCTGGGCCGACTGTAATAGATATAGGTGGGGTTGTAAAGGAGGTTGGGACTCCTGACGGGGGGTGTTCCCTAAAAAGAGGGGGTGGGGTCTTGTGGTACAGAAAAATATAAAAAATTAAAACACAACATTGATTGTGCAGATCACAGTTAATGCGTTGCTGGGACTCCTTCTCCTGCCCTTGGGGGGTGGGGGTGCGGTGGGGGTCGGGGTTTTCGGGTTTTTCTAACATTTGTTAGGTCAGGCTGTACCACGAATTAATGTTCACTGTAGATTTGATTTGCACCACAAAATATGAGAATATGGATTTATCGATTGGGGCTGTCCTGATCGATCTGATCCCTGGCAGATTCCCAGGTAGTTTGGAGAACCTAGCATGAGTGCTACCCTTGTGACCCCGGCCAACACGGCCACCGTTGTTTCCCTGGATGCCCTGCGCGGCGCCCTGGTTGAAGGCGCAACCAAGACCAAGGATCTGATCTCGGCCTATGCGGTCGGTCTGAATCAGGCCTTCGACCTGGTAGACAACCAGGGCAAGGTGACAACCAAGTGGTTCGACCTGAAGGGCAAGCTCGCTGCCCCCGTGAAGGCTGAGCGCACCAAGTTCATCGAGGCCTTCACGGCTCGGGGGATGGAAAAGGCCACCATCGATGTTTACTGGCAGCGCGTGAAGGTTGCCGCAGGCAAGGTCTACACCCAGAACCGTGTAGCAGGTGGTTCCGATCCTGAAGCCCTGAATCTGGCCGATCTCAAGACCCTGATTAACCGGATCTTCAAAATGGAGGAGGACGGCAAGGATTCGGAATGGTCTGATGAAAAGGCTGTGCTGATGGATGTGTTCGGCCGCATGGGCGGTGATGTGGAGAAATTGGGCTGATAACCCAGGGGGGCGCGAGCCCCCCTTCTAAACCCCTTACCCTTATTTTGGAGTCTATAACATGGAACATCTGTCCGGAACCCTGACGATCACCACCGTGGTGGTTCGGGGGGACAACGAAAAGCGAGTGGCCCTGGCCACCATCCCAGGTGTGTTGCGCGATGAGTGCGGCGAACAAATCGAG